ATGAGTACTCAAGAACTCAGGAACGATATCCAGGGCTTGCGCTCGATTGCCGTTCTCAGCGTGATCATCTTCCACCTGAACAAATACTGGTTGCCCGGCGGCTTCATCGGCGTAGACATGTTCTTCGTGATCTCGGGCTTCCTGATCACCGGGATCATCCTGACCCGCAAGCGCCAGAATGAATTCTCACTGATCAGCTTCTACACCAGCCGGATCAAACGGATCGTGCCGGCCTACCTGGTGCTGATCATCATCGTGGCGCTGTGCGCGGCAATACTCTTCATTCCGAACGACTTCGACGCGTTCAGGGCCAGCGTGAAGTCGGCGCTCTACTTCAACAGCAACACCTTCTTCGCCAAGCAGCACGATTACTTCGGCCCGGCCGTCCATGAGCTGCCATTGCTGCACACTTGGTCGTTGGCGATCGAAATGCAGTTCTACCTGCTGCTGCCGGCCCTCCTGCTGTTGACCCCTCGGCGCTGGCTGGTGCCTTCGCTGCTGGTGCTGACGGCGGCATTGCTGGCCTGGTCAGAGTTCCGCCTGCACGGCGAACATCAGCAACGGGTGTATTTCTCCCTGCTGGCGCGGATCCCGGAATTCCTGTTCGGCAGCCTTGCGGCGCTGGTCCCGCGCAAGGACGTCTCCACCGGCAAGGCCCATCTCATGGCTGCATCGGGCTTACTGCTGATCGCCGGCAGTTTCGCCTTCATCGCCGAAGGACGCACCTTCCCTGGCCTGATGGCCATACCGGCATGCCTGGGTACCGCCTTGCTGCTGCTGAGCCGGAACAGCCTGGTCAACCGCCTCCTCTCGCTCAAGCCGCTGGTGTTCATCGGCGCCCTGTCCTACTCGCTTTACCTCTGGCACTGGCCGATCCTGGCGGGCATTCGCTACCTGTCCGGCACTTATGAGCTGGCCCCCCTGGCTGCCGTGGCCTTCATCGTGCTGACGGGCGTGTCGGGCTATCTTTCCTATCGCTGGGTCGAGTCGCCCTTCCGGCGGCGCATGTCCACCCCCGCAGCTTACGGGCGCCTGGCCGGCATGCTGGGAGTGACGCTGCTGGCGGTGCTGGCGGCCACCACACTCAGCCGCAAGCTGGTGGAGCCGCTTCCCGACGCACTGACCCGCTACGGGATCGATGCCGAACTCTGCCACAGCCATATGATCGGCGACTGCATCCGAGGTGAACGAACCTCTCAACACACACTGCTGATGCTTGGCGACAGCCATGCCGCGCAACTGAACTACTTCGCCGACGTGGTGGGCAATGCCACCCACGCGCAGATCAGGGTCATCTCCTCGAGCAACTGCGTGACCATTCCAGGTTTCGATGTGGAGCGCATTGCCGAATGGGGGCGCGCCGATTGTCGGGCGCAGATCGCGCAAGCCAGGAAGTACACGCCGACGGCCGACGCGATCATCCTTGCAGGCATGTGGCAATTCCATACGCCGAGCAGCGCATTCCTCACCCAGCTGGAGCAGTTCCTGAGCGAAACGTCGGCCCGAAACCAGCGGGTGCTGGTGCTGGCCCAAGTGCCAATGCTGGCGGCGAACCCCTTGCGCATCCAGCGTGCCAATCATTTCGGTCTAGACATGACAGTGTCGATGCACGCGGAGTGGGCGGGTGCCAACGAGAAGATCAAGGCTATCGTCGCGCGTCATGACAACGCCACCTTCCTCGACCTGTCGCGCACCCCGCTGTTCGCCCACGTGCCGATGCTGAACGGCACCCTGATCTATTCGGACGCGAATCACCTCAATGAGGTGGGCTCGAAGGCCTATGGCGAGGTGGCCGCACCGTACGTCCAGGCGTTTATCGATCGCCAACCGACCGCCACCAGCGCCACCGCAACCCTCGAACCCGCACATTGAAACCACGGCATGGCGCTGCCAGAGCAGCGCCTGGCCTCCGCCGGGCAATCATTGCGATCATCTGAATATCAACTCATTAAATTACTGACAATGCACAAAACCCAGTCGTTTACACCCAACAAAATTGGTCGAGATTTTGTAGTCGGCGACATCCACGGACACTTCAAGCTCTTAGCGTTTCTTTTAAAAAAATCCGGATTTAATAAAAACCTTGATCGAATTTTTTCCGTGGGCGACCTCATTGATAGAGGACCCGACTCCATCGACGTGATGGACTGGCTGCAGGAGCCATGGTTTCATGCTGTGAGAGGCAACCACGAACAGATGCTCATCGACTGTATTTCTGGCCATGGAGACATTGCCAGACATTCTCGCAATGGTGGTGCATGGCTTTATGAACTACCGCCTGTAGTCCAAAAAAAGCTCTCTAACGTATTGCAAAATCTCCCTCTAATAATTGAAGTTGAATTGTTGGATGGCCGAAAAATTGGGATTGTGCATGCTGAAACTCCACTCACACACAATAATCACACATGGCAGAACGCCAAAGACGCTATTACTGGTCGGCTTGGCGAGGCCTATCAGCGTCTAGCTTTAGAAAAAGCGCTGTATGCCAGAAATAAAATCGAAACCCGGGATGAAGTTTTAATCAAAGGCATAGACCAAATTTATGTCGGCCACTCAACAGTTGCCTCAGTTACCCGTTTGGGAAATGCGGTATACATCGACACCGGCTGCTCCTTTGATGACGGGGCATTAACCCTCATTGAACTAAACACCCAGACCAACATAAACGTTTCCATGCGCACGATGTAGCAAAACCAAAAAACACTACATATCCCCCCAAAACTCTCGCTCAAGTCGAGTGATACGAGCTTCCAGCTCCTGGATTTTCTGTTGCTCCAGAGTCAGCGCATCGCTCTGCGGAGTAACGCCTTTGCGTTCTTGTTGAACCTCGTCGCCCCACCGGTGTAGCGCCGACTCACCGACGCCGGTCAGTTCTTGGCAGGATGTGCTCAACAACGTATTCAATCAGTCTGCTCAGGCTTTGTTCGAACGTCTGGTTAGCCGTATCAATGACCAGATCAGGGGTCAGAGGCGGCTCGTATGGCGCGTCTATACCAGTGAAATCGCGAAGCTCTCTGGCCCTGGCCTTGCGATACAGGCCCTTGGGATCACGCATCTCGCAGGTTGCCAGGTCTGCCGCTATGTAGATCTCGTGGAAAGACGTGTTGCAGGCTGCAGCACGAGCACGAGCACGCCCCTCGCGATAAGGTGAAATAAACGCAGTGATGCAAACCATGCCCGCATCGGCAAAAAGCGCTGCCACCTCACTAACCCGGCGGATGTTCTCTGTTCTATCGTCTTCTGAAAAGCCGAGGTTGGCATTAAGTCCTTTGCGAACATTATCTCCGTCAAGTGTGTAGCACGCGTAACCAGCCCTCAGTAGATGCGCCTCCAAGGCCATTGCCAAACTCGACTTCCCGGAAGCCGAGAGGCCCGTCAACCAAAGTACGGCGCCTTGATGCCCCATGTAATGGGCGCGTTCAGTCTGGGTCACATGGTGGCTGACAGAAGTCAAATTAGGGTTATTGACTGGCGAATTCATAAAATAGTCTAGCGTCTCCCTGCGCATTGGTTAGTCCGTGCCGAGCAATTTACTCGGCATCGTTCCATTGTGATCAGTAGTCCTGGGCATTACTGTTATGACCCGTTCATTAGGCGATCACCCCCAACTTCCGCCAGGTATTTAGATAGATATTTACTCGGAAAGGAATGGTGCCCCAGGCCGCTCAAGCCGCCAATGATTTGCGTACGGCATTTTTCAAGAAGTACCGTTGATACCAAACGCTTGTCGACGCTAACCCCGACCGCCCGAAGCGACCGCTGGCTGCGCCGCATGGAGTTCGGATCATTTTCAAGGTAATACGATAAAAAACTGCGCTTTATCGAGTTTAAATGAGGCAGCAGGAATTGCTCTGGCTTGCCCTGTTGATCTGCTGAAAGTATTTTTACAATTCGATTCAGCACTCTCATAGCCTGAAGTTCATGGCTGGTTAGTGAGCGGTTGTGCTGAATACTCTCAGGAGAGCGAGGCCTCAGGGTAAAGCCTGCGTGCCCTTCAATCATGTCGTAAAAATGAGCGGGGTCGTCACGTAATAACTCTACGGGAACAACCAATACGTTCGATGCACCAAAATATGAAGAGTAAAGTTCGCACAGCCTGGTGTAATTCAGAAGCTCAAGCAACAGGGCACGCCACCGCTCGGCAAACACAAATGGGTTTTCAGAGGCGCCTTCCTTTACAGCCTGATTGTAATAGCTGTCCACAAATGACAATGGACTTCTTGTTACAATCAGTACTTTAGCTCCGGCTAATTCACGTTTCAGCGCCGCCGCCACCAGGTTTTGGTACGTTTGAATTTCGAGTTGCGTTACAGGTCTCGGAGCCCACCCGCAGAGCTCTTCACTGCTAACGAAAGCAGGGGCGCCAGCCAGAGGCTGGTGTGGGGCTATGCTCGATTCACCTGGCCCTCTCAGATAAGCTTTCAGAGAAGCGGCATGAACAATATTCTGCGCGTAATTGTGCCATTGCAGTACTTGCACGTCGCCCCGCTGCTGTGCCGCGGCTTGAATGTAAGTTGACGCGGCCTTGGGGAGCCCGATGTGAATAAGCTTCATTAAATATCCTGTCGAGGGGACGCTCGAAACCTATCGACGCCCCCATGAATAAATTTAGCTATCGGCAGAATTCTGCATGTTTGGGTTTCATCGCCGTAATCTTATCAAACGATCAAAGTTCGAGGTTCCAGCCAGGAAGACTATGGGTAACGTAAAGAATCAAGGCTCTGGGCTAATACAACCCAATCACTCTCACGCCCCCCGACCAGCCCTCCCTCCGAAAAGCCCGCACATGGCAGGCTATGGCAATTAGATCTAGGTCAGCTTCGAGGCCTGAACTTTGAGCAGTTCTCGCCTGGGAGCGATTAACTTTCTTTTCAGCCAAGCACGCAAATTCAAATGTTTATCCTCTAGAAGCCACGCGCAAAAAGCAGCAAACAGCGTACACAAGAAAACTGAAAGCCAAACATTAGAAACATTAGTTACGCTTATATAATTAGCAATCAACACACGAATCGGCTCATGCGTCAAATACATTGCATAAGATACAAAAGCCCCTTTTGCAGCCACCCACCTTACCGCCGAGGGGATACGAAGGTTCGTGCTGGCCAATAAAACAAGCATCAACCCTACACCTACTAAAATCATAAGCTGCAAGTCATACATATTCATATGACTAGCAAGCGAGAGCCTCTGAAACCTCCACAATATCCCAGCCACAACAGCAAAAAGCGGGATAACAACTTGCTTCCAGCTAATCTGTGGCGCGTAAAAATATATCGCAGCACAGGCTGCACCAAGAAACCACTCCCAAGCGACAGACTCCCAAACCGTAAAGTACCCAACAACGAGGATCGCCGGACCAGCTAGCAGTAACGCAAGCGCTCTTTCAAGTGTTGACATCGACTGCCAAAAAAAGGCAATGCCGAAGAAGACATATAGCCACCACTCAATAGCTATCGTCCAAAGAACACTGTTACCCCCATAAACTTTTATAGGCGGTATCCCTTCGATCATTCTGGAAAACGGCGTGTGCTGAAGCTGCAATACATGCCCAACAAAATCCCAAACCGTTGGAGGTACACGCCCCAACAAAACAATAAAAACCAGATATGAAATGATCATCGCAGGAACATATAAAACATATATTCTGCTAAACCGATCTATCATGTATTCGCCAAAACTATAATTAGCCTTACTCAAACACTGATAGGCAATAAGAAACCCTGAAAGCCAGAAAAAAACAACAACGGCCAAGCTTTGAAATGGCATTATCTGCCCAAACCAGCTTTTTGGGACAACATCTACAAATGTATGCCCCACCAGAACCGAAAATGCAGCCAACGCTCGTATTGCATTGAGGGTAACTGACTGACCACTGGTCAAATTTTTAATCACGAACGAGTCCCTTCTTTGCTGCACACCAACAAATATTGTATTTATTTTCGACTCTTTTCAAACGAAGAGACAAACGTTTCTCTGACACATTGTAAACATCAAAACCCATATTCTCTACTTGGTTTTCATTGAAAAATCGCCGACATTTTTTCCAATGGTGCCCCACCGCACGGCCACGCTATACACACTAGTTGCTCCAGACCCGAGATACCTAATCCTTGCTCAGCAGAACAACCCGTCCAAGACCGCCGACCTCCCTGCATTGCATTCCTCCGAGGCGCTCCAGCCGGACTGGATGAACACCTGCTCCACCGAGTCGACCAGGAACTCACAAACCCGTAGGCGCGTCATCGTTGGGCGACCTGCTTGCGGTCGAAGGCTTGGCTTTCCTGATAAACTGCTTTCCCGTCCCGATTGATCCGTATCTGCGCCATTTAGGCCGTCGAGTTGTACTTGCGCTTGCGTGATGTGATCGTGCCCATTTCCAGTTGGTACATTGCCGAATTCGGTTGATACATTGTAGCAACCGAGTTTGGAAAACAAGGAAAAATGGGTAAAAACCGCTGTATAAAAGATCAGTATCAATGAATTTCGAAAAACCTGAAGCGCCTGTAAACACTAGCCCTGCCCGTCCTGAGCCGTCTCGTCGCTTCAGTGTGGCGCCCATGATGGACTGGACTTACTTACCGCCACACGCCATAAAATAAAGGCCCACATGGCGGCCAAAAAATCTCCGTACCAATTTCGTACCAACTATATTCCTCCATAATTAAATTCTGTCTCCTCTCGCCGCCCATGTAGCAAATTTTAAGCAACCTCTTCCGGCTCCAATCCCGAGCACTGTCGCTACTGTCAATTACCTTTGTGCATTGGCGCCCAACCTCCATGAATCCATCCGTCTCACGAAGCTTTCAAGCTGCTACGATTTTCTTTTCACGGAGGAACCACGCATGCCGAATTCAGATCTACTCCCCTCTCTGCTCTTCAAGATCAACGAAAACCAGCTGGCTCTCGAAGCTGCCATCATGGAACTGTCCAACTGGGTCGAGCAACGAGGCGCCGCCGAGGTGGCGGACAACGTGCGCGGAGCCCTAGACACCATTGACAAGAACGAGGAGCTCATCAAACTGACGCTTGCGGTGCTGATGTCGCCCGAGTGAAATCTTACAGGCAGGCCAAAAGCAGTCGGTCGCGATAGGTTGGTAGAGCCGGTATTGTGAGCGGCTTCCTCTGAGGTTAGCCTTGCGCAAGCCTGAAGATCGCCAGATAAAGGAACTGTAGGAATGGTGCATTTAATCCACGTATTCACTTCGCCCCCTACTCCAGAGCAGTTCGCTGGTCTCAATACGTTATGTCTTACACCAATTGAGTATTTAAATGCGCCCATTGGTGTCTATTTATAGTTTCGTGTTAGCGAGAATCAAATGCAAATCTTCATAAGTCACAACAAGAAGCAGAAGTCTCAGGCACGTCTTCTCGCGATGGCTCTTGTCGAGCACGGAGAAAGCGTGTGGTTCGACGAGTGGACGATTCGCCCTGGCGAATCGTTGACTGGGAGCATCGAAGATGGCTTGAGCATCACAGACGTGTTCGTTCTCCTTTGGTCAAAGGAAGCAGCAGCATCTAACTGGGTTGGAACAGAGCTTAGGGCCTATATCAGGCGCCGAGTTGATGACGAAAGCTTACGAATAATCCCCATCATGATGGACGACACGCCACTTCCAACATTGGTGGCTGATTACCGAGGGTTTACTTCAAGATCAAGTAAATCTCTTGGGAAAATTGCAGCCCAGATATGTGGAGATCCTTCTGAAGCCGCGTTAGTTAGAAGGCTAAAAGAGCGAATAAATGAACTAACCTTTGACAATCAGACAACGGGCGACCCTCTACCCTTTAAGCGCTGCCCAGAATGCGGAGAGGATAAATTTGAAAGACGTAGTCTGACCGATAATCGGCGAGATGAAGTTTACTACGTAATAACCTGCAAAGAATGTAAATGGTCAGAGTGGACTCAATAGCGCAAGAGTGCGCTTAGCCGCAAATGGAGAACATTCATGTCATGGATTCATGTTGCGTGGCCTTATATTGATTCTTTCTTACGAATAACGCCCGGCATCATCTTACTACCGCTTACCCTATTTCTGGGATGGAAAAAAATAGGACACAAAGTCCAAATTTCTTATAGCACTTTACACGAAAGATTAACGGCGACGCGCCTGAGCGATATCGTAATTACAAACCTCAAAGACAAACCCTTAACCGTGCACGAAATTTATGCAGTTGTAGACCGGCACGTTATTTTGTCCGTTCATAAACCTCATCCACCACTAGTCATAAAAGGCTTAGAAAGCCTTGCAGTAAATACAGACCCTGTATCCAACTACTACCTGAATGAAGAGCAGTATGAGCTAAACCCTTATTCAGCGAAGCTATTTGAAATCTATATCTCCACTCACAACGGAATTATTAAGTGCAAAACCGCAAATCCGCCATCACTGGAATACCATAAGAAATTTGAAGGCTATGCAGTTGCCGCTAGAAACACACAAAATTTCAATGGGATAATTTATAACGAAAACGCAGCATATGCCATAATTTACAAATACGAGGGAGTTACAAAAACAGCCATAGTAGACATCGGCGGCCTTATACTAACAAATTGGCCATTTCTACCGAATGCTCTAAGTTCACGCGATATTAAATCAGAACAATCAGTGAAGGCTGCGCTAATGTCTTCGGAAATACAATACCTGATAAAGGAGTCTGAGCTGCACGTCCATAAATTATAATCGTGTCTGCTCGACGAGGCGTCATATGAGGATGAGATTCGAGGGGTAAATCAATAATAGTCAGCAAAAGAATAGGGATTCGAACCCCTTCCAGCATCCTTGTAGACCGCTTAAGGCCAGAAATTACGGTACTTTTGCATTCACTTCATGGCGTCCTGCGGTTCATGGCGGCCTTGAATCTGCCCTAATTTTGCCCTAAACCATTCAACACCGCCGCTGCTATGCTTGATCGAGCGAGTCTAACCTTTGAAGCGTAGCAGGAAGTCGTAAAGGTCACGTTCCGGACTCATGCCCTTCATGGAAACGAGCATCAACACTCCAATCATTCGAGCTTCTGATATCGTGATTTCTGCATCACCGAATACGCGTCTTACGACTGGTAAGGCATGCTCGAACCAACCATTGAGCAGATATATAGGATCTTCCCTCATAGAGCGTGCATCAAGCTCTTTCTTTTCCTGGGCAGTGATAGCACCAAATTCTGCTGCTAGGTGGAAAGTCTGGAGAATCAGTGCACGCGCCATGCCGAGGTTTTCGGGCATTTGACTATTGGAATACAGGGCGACCCAGTTGGGAAAGTGCATACGTGAAAGCTTGTTGAATTTGTCAGTCTTGGATTTCACTATGACAAAAAAAATAACAAGTCCAGCGACTACTGCCCCGATCAGAAACTCCATTAAAATTTTACCTTCTCAGTCCGTCGATACGTGAATAAGTGCTGCATGATGTCCATTGGCGTCATAGCCAGCTACAGAGCGTGCTGTTTCAGACGTTTGTAGACCTTCCACCGGATGCACATCATACGTTGCTTGGGTACTGACGGACAATGTGGTGGATGGGACGCAGGTTGATCAGCTTTCTACTTTCTAGGTGCCGACTGCCACTAGCCGGAGTCAGCTTCCCAAGCTGATAACGAGGGTTCGATTCCCTTCACCCGCTCCACTATTTTCAAGGCCTCCAGCCTCCCCCGCGTCAACTAGGTGTCTGTTGAGGTGTCTGTTTCTGGTTTTCCCAGACTCCACTGCTAGGCTGAAACCTCCATTGAGGATTCACGATGCCAAACTCAGACCTGCTCCCTTCCCTGCTCTACAAGATCAACGAAAACCAACTGGCCCTTGAAGCCGCCATCCTCGAACTGTCTAACTGGGTCGAGCAACGAGGCGCCGCCGAAGTGGCGAACAACGTGCGCGGCGCCCTGGACACCATCGACAAGAACGAGGAGTTCATCAAACTGACGCTTGCGGTGCTGATGTCGCCCGAGTGAAATCTTAGAGGCAGCTATCAGCCAAAAGTGGAAAGCTCCCACAAGGATCAGTAGGCTCACCATGAGGTATCGATCTCCAGAAAAGCGGTACCTATTGCAGCGAACCCGAATTGGCCATAACCTATCGTTGGTTTTGGAAGCCCCAGCCTCCCCCATCGCACGCCTGTGCACGGTAAATGCTTTCCTCCTCCGCTACGGAGGGCGCGACACACTCATGCTAGGCCCTAAATCAACTCGATCTAGTGTCTGTAAGAGGGGGAACCAGATGCACATGGGTCGATTATCTGGTGCCTCGTATGTCCGCGCTATCTTCAAGCGATGTAAAACTGCTGTCGCAGATCCTCCACTCCACATCAAAAGCTCTGGGCCGTCTCAGCAAACTCGCGGCTCAGCGTGAAATGCTCAGTAGGCTGCTCGGCTTCAACGACTGGAATGGGGCATGCGCAATCTTGCCCAACCACACGCCCGACAATACCCATGTTGGCATTGCCTTGCTCGAAGTGCCGTCCGCGCCACCGAAGACGTTCATAACCACCGGTATTGATGCTCCATGGCGGCTGCCGGATAAGGTGCGCAATCACCTGACCAAGCATTCCTTGAACCCAGCAGGCTTCTCCGTGCCCAGTTGCTCGAGGCCTGACCCGGAAGGTGATCCGAAACTACGGTACTGGAGTTTTACGGACGCGCTGACACCGGGAAGCAGCACGGAGCACAAAGTGCCATTTGGTCCGCACGCGCCCGATTACAGCCGCCTGGATCACACCCCCACTGTGATGACATTTGCCAATGCACAGGGCCGCGTCGACTTCACGCTCACAGTCTGGTGCATCACCCTGCACCCTGGCACCGGCACGGCGACGAACTTTACCGGCGCGATGTCACTGCCGCTCTCCTACACATTCATTGAATCAATCACTGGCTGCGCACCTGATCTTCGCCAGGCCTATTGCTTGGTCAACAGCCGGCAAGGCGGATTTGCCAACGCGATCGTTAGGTGCAATGAGATGGGTAGCGAGCTAGAACTCGTCAAGCATCTTCCCCACATGACGGAAGACGAGGCTTGGGCACAACTGGCGCCGTACAACAACGTACTAGGCCTATCTCTTCTGGATATAGCAGACATCACCAACGCATGCTTTAGTGCGGACAATGATGATATCGGGGATACCTGGTAACGGTCGTTGCGTACTTGCACCGGTCTGCCGAGCCTGTTGCGTCCATATTGACCACCTGTTACATCTGACTTGGACGGTCCCAGCCAATGGTGACCGTCAGGTACCGGCCAAAAGCAGACCTTGGACACGCTGCTAATGCGCCAGTATTGTGCACGTTGTCGCTACGACAGATGTGTCGTCTACTTATAGTTAGGCCATTCAATTTTTAAGGAAAAAATATGCGAATCGCTATCCCTACAGTTGCTCTCCTCGCGTTGTTCGGCTGCGCGACGAACTCTGGCATCGTTGACCTTGGCGGAGGCAACTACGTATATGAAAAGGAGGATGCGATGGCCTATAACGGTAGCGCTGTGAAGGTAGAGATACTAAAAGAGTCTGCTGCTTTTTGTAAAAAACAAGGTAAGGAGCTTTACGTACAAAGCTCCACTGCTAAACCATATGCCCCCTACTCATCATATGCTGGTGCCGAAGTTCAATTCAGTTGTAAATAAACTGTTTGCATTGCCTAACAAACGTTACAAGCGGGGCGTGTGCACCGGGTCGCCAAGGGATCGATGCAGGCCCTTGGCGATTCGGGTAGGGGGAGGGGACTATCTATAAAGGGTCGAATGCGGCACGACCGTCTTTGAGGGGCATGCCTAAGGATTCGAACCCCTTCTCAAATCTCTAAGGACCGCTCCAGGCTGGAAAAAACGGCCATTTTACAATCTTCAAAAGGTGCGCTGCGGCCTATGGAGGCCTAGAATTTGCCCTTAATTCTGCCCTAACCATTCAAGCTCAGATGCGTTCAGCTTAACTGAAGCGAGGTGCCCATAGGCCACGAATGACGACGTCTTAAAACCAATATAGCGAACTGCATACACATGGACTACTTAGAAAACTCAACAGCCAAGCTTAACCGAGCCATTAAACATTTAAATGAGTTCATACACGAAGCAGATGCTTTCCTCGCAACCAGTCCTTTTGGAATACGCGTAGAAAACTATGAAGACAATGGCGCAAAGTGCATTAGATTTTCCTACAACGTTCATCAAGATCCACCAAAGGCCCTTGGAGTCATCGCTGGCGACTGCATACATAACCTGCGCTCCATTTTAGATAACATCATATGGAGCCTTGGGAAAATCTATCTGTCAACTGATCAAAAAGCAAAACCAGACAGATTGTATTTTCCAGTTCTCAAAACCGAAGAAGAATACAAAAGAAAAATCGAGACACCCGAGCTAATCGCCATAAAACAATTTCCACAATCTGCGCAAGACTTGATAGAAAGACTCCAACCTTATAATGGAACCTTGCCCGCCCACCGTATATCTGTACTTCACGCGTTGTGGAATGCAGATAAACATAGGTCTCCTAATATAGTAGGGGGTGTAGGTGGAGGCGTGAGTCAGAGCTACAACCTTCAACAGCCAGCCAGCTTGAGTGCTGGCGTATACATTCAGCATGGCAGAGAGTTTGGATATGGCGCTCTTCCAGAAAATGGTATTCCACAAGGAGCAAAAATAGAAGTACTAGACATGCACTTGTTATTTGAAGAGGATGGCCCAGCTTCTAGATTTGTAGTTAGCGGACTACTAAGCGAGCTCATAGAAATAGTTCGCGACGAAGTAATATACAAACTTGCGCCACTTTTTTACAGGTAACAGCGGACATTGCCGAGCACTATCCTTAGTTTGCCGACCACACCCAAAGAACGCGCCGAACAAATTGTACTGTTCCAGGGCGAGTCGACTGAGGCGTCTGAGTTGTTCAAGGTAGACCACCGTTTTTGGCTGACTGTGGCCCGCAGCGACCTGTAACAGCCCTTAGAACGCCCGAAATATTAACGCAACCTATTTCCGTTTTTTCGCTCCCACGAAGGCATTGAAGTCTTCGTACGAAATAGGCACCTTATCGTGGAAGAATCTCCTCGACGCCTGCCTGTAGAAGTTCTGAGGAGTTTTCAAATATTTTTTGGCTCGAGCTCGCTCAAATCTAACCAGCTCACGACTTTGGTAACCGGCTTTAGCAACTCGACTGCTCACAATCGCTTCAACGAGGTCGCTCCGGCCTACCGCATTGAAGTTATTTATCATATATGATGCCAAATTCTGATAGAACCATTTACCACAGTGAAAAAAATTCAGCCTATCGTCGAGCGAACGAAGCCCCGCTTCAAGATCCCCTGAACTCATCGTAGCCTTATACAACCCGATTAATACTTCCTGAAGTTGACCTGCAAGTATTTCATCCTGCGCCGCTATAACAAAATTGAAAGGACAGGGTGATGCGAAATTAACAAACTTGGAGATTTCAAATCCGAAGCATGCGGCAAGAACGACGCCGACGTTGTTTCTTGTCGCCACGTTTATTTCGTTTATGTAGCGTACTAATTCGTCCCAGCCAATGTACTCATCGCTCGCATGAATATAGATGCCTTTGCTTGGATCCCCGTGACATTCGAAGTGAAGAACTGGATAGAGTACTCCCGACCGACATTCGTTTAGTACTGTCTTCAACGCAGCGACCATCATCTGCTTGCTTTTAACAGGGTAATAGGTGCAATACCCACGTCGTTCAATCTGATTGCTGAAATCTAATAGATCCTCATGCAGACGCCGCCCAGTTTGCAATTCTGTCTTTGCAAGCGCGTCAAAAATAATCACGCCGTTGTTCCTGCACACGGAGGTGTATGTCAGCTCGTGCATGATTTCATAACTGCTCAAAGAGGGTGACTCCTACTATGCCTGTAGCTAGTGCGCTGATCCATACGCCAATTGTGCTGGAGTATTTCGCTCGTTAAGCCCAAACCCCTGTGTTTATGTGGGCTCAACGCATATCACCACGGCATGCATAAACGCATGATTGGCATTGAATGGCATGGATTGGCGTACGGTTTGCCCCATTTTTGCCCCACCCCCGAGCACCGCCCTTCACTTATTTATGATCACGCTAGATAACCCAAGGCATGGGCATTCCCTATGGGTCGGTGCAACAGGGGAAAAGCTTCAAGACGGTACGTTAACGTATCAGCCGCTTATGCCGGCGCCACGCTGGACGGCCCGCCCAATTTGACCGCCGTATTAACGAAAGCCTCTACCTCGCGGTGATCTATGGCCTGAACCCTGGCATTGGCCAGGAGGTTGAGCCAGACAGCCAGGCGGGTGGCGCAGGAGGGGATTTTCTGCGCGACGGCATTCACGTGCTCGAACAGCACACGCTCGAGATCCTCCAGAGGTAGCCGCTGCTGTTCCGGGCGCAAGGCGGCGGCGATATCGGAGGTTAGCGCGGCCACGTCGAGGGGCAATTCGGCGAGGCGCTGCCGGTAGGTCAGGGTTTGCGGCAGGGACATGGGCACTTCCTGGGGTTGGGTAGACGGAATGAGCCTTGGATCACTTAGGCGCTATCTGGTTGTACCAATTTAGTCTGATCAGGTCACCTGACAGGCACAAAAACCGCTGCAACTGGCCTTGGTATGGGATGGAATTTACCTTTAGGCTAGCGGGTCACCAATAGTCCCCGGCGTCGGCCGACCGGCCCTATCCCATGTCCGCCTCAGCCAACCTGCCCAGGTTGCCCAGGTTGCCTTCAATACGTAAATGCCACCCCCGAAGGGGTGACAATTAAGAGACATCACCTGACTTTTAGGGTTTTCCAAGTCTGGAGCCTTAACAACGTCGCCGCGTCCCCGGTGTCGTTCCACACGGCTGATTTCAGGTTCCAATAAAGAGTATGCCTACGACCTGAAGTTGCGGTAGACCAAGAGTTTTTCCCTACCTTGGTCCGCAGAACAATCTCATCCCCGGCTTTTACTTCCTTTTTTGGAAACCAAAATACGTGTCTATTTTTATCTGTGATCTTCTCACCGTCGTACGTCGTGTCGATGAGCGCGTAGTAGGACAACTCGCAATCAACACTTACCTTCAGTAGCACGTATTCCTCATCGGCCTTACCGTGGCCATGGACGCTTAGAACCGCGATATCCATCTCTAACTCCTGTTGCTTGCTGTTAAGGATCACCAACCGCAAGCCAAAAGATAGCATTTTGGAATCACCCGAGTGAATTGTTCATAGCCGCAGGTGTCGTTGGGACCCGTATCGACCTCCGCTTCCCAAGCTGATAACGAGGGTTCGATTCCCTTCACCCGCTCCACTATTTTCAAGGCCTCCAGCCTTACCCGCTTCAACTAGGTGTCTGTTCAGGTGTCTGTTTGTGTTTTTCTAAGACGCCGACCGAATAGAAACAGACACCAGCGCTTCGACGAGCCCCCCTCTCCGCAACAATCCTGAACATCGGCCAGCCACATCAGAACTGCCTTATCAAAGCCGAGGGCTCCCAGGTCATGATCACTCCCTTCGCCATTCACCCCTGCCCGGCCCGCAATGATGATTGCAATCAGCCAGAAGCCAATTTTCGTAACGATGGCAGCAGGTGCGCAAAATGCCACCATTCAAACCCTCATGCTAGTGCGGTTACCATCCGCTCTCTGCAATGACATGGAACAGGAAAATCAGCACTGCTAACAGGAATTGTCCTACTGCCAGCGCTTGTGCTTCCCGGTAACGTCATTCTGCCCCAGCCTCAGGCCGGGAACCTCCAAGGACGAACAAGGGACGCTGCATGAGCGGTTATGTACCAAACCCGCCGAAAGGCTATCGCAACAGCGGCGTAGAACCTGTTGATACTCACGCTCAGCACTGGGCGGAATACAAAGACTTTGCACCGAAGCCAGAAGACAAGCCTGACACAATGGGCTGTGTGTTCGCCAAGAGCTGTAACCTCCCTGATGGCGTAATCAATCACAAGAACCCAGCCGGATTTGTGCCTGTTGAGAAACTGGCCGACTACGGACTGTGGGCTGTGCTTGGCACCGGGGCAGCGATTACCGCCGAAGGCACTCCACTGCAACTGGTGGGCGGGTCTGCTACTGGCAGTGCAATTGCTCAACGTCTCGGCGGATCACTGTCACTGGGTCTACTGGAAGGATCAGGCGTTGTTGCTGCAGGCTTTGTAACGGGCATCGTTGGAATGCTGATACCGAACACCAGCATTTCACCCGACAGCGCTTTCTACACGAACGACCAGTACGCAACACTTGAAACTGGCCGCACCCGTGTGCGGGTCAACGTGAAGACATTGCCGGACGGCTCCGTCAACGCTTACGGCTTCTACACGGGCGGTAAAGCGGAATGGGAAAATGTCCCCGTCATCAAGGGCGAGAAAGTCGGCGAGACATATGTCGCTGACATCGGCAACGGGATTGGGCTCACTTGGACCCCAGCGGAAAGTCCTGACGGTGTGCTGGGTATTCCTGCCCTGGAAGGCGCCCCACAATTGCCCCCCGTGTGGGTGTATCCGCCGACAGCACAATCTGACACGGTGCTGGCGAATCCCGCGCATCCCCCTGAGTTCCAAGATGCAATTATCTGGTTCCCTGACTCGGGTATTGAGCCAATCTACATTGTGCTTAGCACACAGTTGGAGAACAACAAGAAACAGGGCAAGGCCTTTGAAGACGATTCTTATGGCGAGTACAGCAAAACCAAGCCCGAAGCCGCCCGCGAGGTTACGGTTAAAACCGACAGCGGTGTTAAGACCCGGATTGATATGATGGGCCGGGACACTGACGGCGAGATTTCATGCGTTGAATGCAAGTCATCTGAAACCGCACCACTGACCAAGAATCAGAAAGCAGCCTTCCCTGAAATTGAGAAAACTGGTGCAACCATCGTAGGTAAAGGGAAACCCGGTTTCCCCGGTGGCACCAAGATACCGCCCACCAGAGTCGAAATCCTTCGACCTGATCCACCCCTCTGAGGGAGCAGACATGTCCATCGTAGAAACGAAAGTCGTCGATATTATTGCCGTACCAGAGTGGGAGCCCAAAAACGTAATTCTGGTTATTACCGACCACCTCAAATGGGGCGACAAAGCCCAACAGGGTGAGCACCTGCTGTTGCTGCAAGAGAAAATCAATACCTACATTGCCTTCATAGAAAGCGGCGAGATATTGGAAAGCTACCCGCCATCCAGAGGCAAGCTGCCCATAATCCGCATTAACGGCCTGTACGAACTGCCAGAGCAAGCCGAGTTCTTCGTTGACCGCGTTGCACAGACGCTAAAGGAAGTGGGAATCGGTTTTGAGTTCGTGCTCAAAGCAAACGAAGACATTCGCAACATGTGATCAGCAATATAGCCAGTACCGAGCCCCTTTTCTGCATACTGCAGAGCATGCGGCCGGTCCCTGCCATCGTGCAGGGTCCGCAGTTAGAAGAACGGTCGCCGTCACGACCTGATATAGATAGGGATTCGAACCCCTTCTCGCATCCTTGTAGTCCGCTTAAGGCCAGTAATTACAGTGTTTTCGTCTTTTGCTCATGGCGTCCTCCGGCCCATGGCGGCCCCGGGCTTGCCCTAATTTTGCCCTAAACCTATTCATCACCGCCGCTGCTATGCTTGGGGTTCTCGAAAAGGAGTCGACCCCATGCCAGGTGATAACTCACTACCAGATGTGCTGGAAAGGATTTACCACAGTCAGCTCGCCCTAGAGGTGCCCAAACACAAGGGTGGCTTCCCTATGTTCAAGGATTACTCAAAGCACCTGCCGTGCGACGAATCGTCGATGCTGCTACAGCGCTGGATGCTGGGCTGGCGCAATTGCAACGGGTCCGCTGATTTATTATTTGCAATCAACTCGTGAGCAAGCGTCGAAAATCATCAAGACAATTTAATCCAGAAAAAATTATCAACCTCATATACAAGGACTCACCATGGGCGAGGCAAAGTACAGAAAAGCGAACGACCCACACTACGGAAAACAGGCGGAGTCAAAATATAAAAACAAGATTTCCACAGTAAAAGGGCTGATACTTTCTCACCCATTCACGCTCGACGGAGATTCAATAACCGCAGGCACTTTTGACACCCAAGACCTACGCTTTGCACTTACATACTGGGATCGGCTTGCATGGACACAAAATAATATTATCGGGACACCAATACCAGCAGACATTGAATATCTTCAAACCTGCGGAGTATTGTCCCTTCCGAAAATAAATTTTAACGGCGCTGTCACCGACATCGGCGGCTTTTTGCTCGAAGCGCGAGAGCTGACACTGATGATGTATGAGCAGGAAGACGAAGGAGCATGGTCAATCCATGAAGGTGCAAACGCTATTACGCGGGTGGGTGACGACTATGTCCAAACAGGCACTGTAATACAGCTTTTGAACGCTGTACCGATCCCGGGAAAAGAAGTACCGCTCGCGGAAATCCTCGAATTCAAAGCTAGAAGAAGGGACGAACTACTAGCATTTAGAGATCACTTTGAGAAGCTATTTGGAGGAATAAGCTCTGCCGACTTCATGGAAAGTGAACTAAAAAAAACCTTAATAGAAATTGATAAAAGCTGTGCCAACCTTATCAAAACAACCCGCGAATGGCAATTCCCCGTAAAACTCTCCAGCACTAAAGCAACTTTAAATTTTGATCTTAAAAATGCAGTAGCCACAGCAGCAAGCACGTACAAACTTCTTAGCACGGAACTTGGTCTAAGCCAAACAACTTCAGCAATATCAGCCGCCGGTGCGGCCGTTGTAAGCCAGATCAAACTCTCCTCTGAGTTAGGCTTTCAAAAAATCAATAGACCACGTTCCCCCTACAAATACGCCTACCTCGTCGAGAGAGATCTTTGTTCGTGACTGCTCCGACCAAGGTCGACTGGCTAGGCTCGCCGCGCTTCGTGCACGGAGTAAGAGCCTTGGCTGGACTTGCAGGGACGGCGGCCGGGATGGATGTTGACGCATCCACTCCGGTCGCTCTTTTTCACTTTGGCGTTGAGACTTCTTTGGCATAGGCCTGGCAGGCCGCCAAGGCGATCAATCCTTGATCGCCGGCGTCGGTGATGCCGATAATTCGTTGAGCATGCGCTGGGTCAAGTTGGGCTCTTGTGGGGCCATGAACCACGCCGCCGGTGGCGGTGGTGGCTGACACTGCGCTGCCGCTGGCTGACTCGGTGGCGTCGAGTAGGACTGACAGGCGCAGATCAGCAGTGGCAAGACGGTCGCGCAGGCGACCTTGATCACGTTGGGCATCGCTCAGGGCTCGGTAATGGGTTTGTTCGCTGGCTGACAGTCGCTGCTCGAGCGCCAGGCGTTTGTCTTGTTCGGCACGTTGCCGGGCGGCTGCGGCCAATGTCAGTTCATTGAGGGTTTCCGCCTGAAGGCGGGCTTGTTGTTCCAGCTGCTGACCGTAGCGCCAGTCTTGAACCTGCCAGGTGATCGCGGCGGAACCACCGAGCAGCACAACCAACAACACACCCATCGCAAGCAGCCGATACGGGGCCGGGATCAGATCGACGAGACGCATAGCACTGCCCTCGCCCGCTCCCACAGCTGCAACCGCTCCGCCAGACCATTCAGTCCCCCGTTGATCCGGCGGGTGATGCTATTGAACTGGTCACGGTCGGCCAGTTCGTTGAGGCCGTTTTGCGCCCAGAACCAGGCGGCGGATTCGGCGGCCCATTGCGGCAGCTCGAGCAGCTCAGGGGTGCGCAACAAGCGCTCGTCATCGAACAGGGCCAGGCTGCATAGACGATAGTTGTTACGGCCGGTGATCTGGATCAGGCCGCGACCGCGATAGCGCTGGCCATCACCATCGGCCTCCGGGGTATTGCCCAGCCGAGTGGCCAGGGTGCCGGTGTCATACTTGCTCAGGTACTGATCGCCACCCAGTTCCCGAACGTATTGCAGTTGTCCGGACTCGTGGCCGACCTGGGCCAGGAATGCCGCCTGGCGTTTAGGCGTATTGATTTGCCGGTGGGCCATAGCGGCGTTGAGTGCAGAAACAAAAACGCCCGCTTGGCGGCGGGCGTTGAGCATGATGTGTTGCAGCTGTTGCTCTGTGATGGACATACAAACTCCAGACATAAAAAAACCGCTCGCGGCGGGTTAATGGGGACGCAAAAGCATTAGCCGAGATTGACGACCTTGACCGGCTTCACCTCCTTCTTTTTCTTGCCCTTGGCTTTGGCTTTACCCTTGTTGCCACCGTTGCACTCGACCGTGGTCGACCACCCGGCTTGGGTGTAAACCTGCTCGACCGAGTCCGCCAGATACTCGCCATCAAGCCCAACCTTGAAGCCTTGAGCATTGATCGGTCGTTCGGCAAACAGATCCGTGCGGCCAGGCATTTCGAAACGCACCCCGGCCCCGGAGCGGTTGAACGCCGCCAAGCGCGCCTTGGCCGCGGACTCAGCAGCGGTCTTGTTTGGGTGAATGTGCCGATCGGTGTGCACCGACGGCAGGCCCGCCGGCGCGTCGTCGTTGTCCAGGGAGACCACCGCCAGCTTGCCGCCCTTCTTGTCTTGGTGCTTGGTGGCCACCTTGCCGTGCGTGTTGCGATCGCCAAGGCGAAACTGCCAGCGGCTGACGTCCTTGCGGGTGATGGTGATCGCGCCAAATTCCTTGCCGCTTGCGCTTTGCCCGCCCTGACGCGGCATCACCAACAGCTTGCCGTCCGCGACCTTGGCCGTGCAGTCGTATTGCTTAGCCAGGCGCGTGATGAAATTGAAATCGGATTCGCTGAGCTGGTCCGCCCGGGCGACCTTGGTGGCCACCGGACAGCCCGGCTCCCAGCCGTTGCGCGCGGCGATATCGCTGACGATTTTCGACAGCGGCACCTCTTCCCAGCTTCCACTGCGAATGGTCTTGCCACTACCACGCATGTCGCTGGCCTTGCCCTTGATCACGATCGTGTCCGGTGGACCCGAGACCTCGACTTCGTCGACCACATAAGGGCCCTGCCTCGCCAAACTGGTTTCGAGATAGCCCAGATAGATTTCGACCCCGCCTCCGCGCCGAGGCAGCGCAACCCGCCCGTCACGGTCATCAATGCGCAACTCGAACTCGTCCGAGTCCATGCCGGGCTTGTCGGTGGTTCTGAGCTGGATCAACCGATCATTGATCAGGCCGGTGATATCGACGCCATCGGCCACGATGCGAAACATGGGGGTCATATTTTTTTCCAAAAGAAAACCCGCACGGGGCGGGCTTGGGGAAAGGTGCGTTACGCGTAACGCGATCAATCGCCGACAGCGACTCCGGAAAGGGTCAATCCCACAGCGTGACCGCCTCGATGACCGGGGTCGGCAGATCCGGCAACACAATGAGCAAGCCGCTACGAAACGGCTGCTCTTCCTCGGCCAGCCCCTGATTGGCATCAAGCACCGCCTCGACGCTGCCGTTGAGGTGGCCATAGAAGTTATGGCAAATGGTGTCGAGCAAGTCCCCGTCAGACGTTCTGCATGTCGTCGCCATAACGCGTGAACTCCAAGGTGAACTCTTGTTTACGCGGAATCCCGCCTTGCATCAGCGCGCTTTGATCCTCGTCGACGCTCTCCAGGCACCAGGTGCCCAGCACGTCGCCATAGCCCGTGGTCAGCGTCAGCGGCTGAAGCTGGCCGCCGATCGAGCGCAACGTGTCGAGCTGCTTCAGCCCGCCCTTGAAGCCCGGGAAAATCTGCCCCTTGGGCGTTGTGCTTGCTCTTGCCGTCCAGCAGCGCCTGCAATCCAGTACGCTGGCCCGAAGCCAAAACGCCACCGATGATGGCGGAGGTTTGCAGCGCGGGATCTTCCAGCTTGGGCACGCCGATCGCGACGATCACCGCCTTGGCCCGCACATAGATCGCAGCAGCCGCTTTGGCGATCGCCGAAGAGGACTTGCCTTGGTCCTCGGTGAGCTTGCCGAAATGGGGTATGACGCGCAGTGGTGCATTGTTTCAGCATCCGACGTTGGAGCGCCCCACAAGCGGGACAGAACCTGGCTTGTGGCCTACTCCAACGAGATCGGACGGAGCAGGCGGCACTGGGAATCAAGGACGAAAAGGAGGGTTAAACCTGAGGACTGCAGTCGCACGGACTTGGCCGACGCCGGTAGCGAGTATGGCGAAAGGGTCGTCGCAGGCCGCTCTGACCCGCAAGTCCGGTGCCGACCGATCGAACGATCGATTGGACCACGCGGTAATGGCTTCAGACGGTGGCCAGTTGAACCCGGAATGGGTCGAGTGGCTCATGGGGTGGCCTATCGGGTGGACCGAATTAAAGCCCTTGGCAATGGACAAGTTCCACTTGTGGCAGCAACAGCATTCGAGAAGCTATCAAGACCTAATTGGTGAGGCAGCATGAAAACTTTGTTTTTGCTTATGGCCCAATATGATGGGCAAACAATCATTCCACTAAGCCAAGTTTGCAAAGACTATTTTACCCACCTCACTACTGACATGCTTCAGCGCAAAGTAATGGCCGGCCAGATCCGGATTCCCATAACTAGACTTGAGCCAAGCCAGAAAAGTGCTAAGGGAATCCACATTACGGACTTGGCGGCCTACTTAGACATACAACGGGAGGCTGCGGTAAAAGAATGTAACCAGCTCAACGGACTCCGCCGAGCCAGCTAACTTACTGCTTGCCCCAGGCGCCCAGCTTCACGGGCGCCTGAATGATCTTCTCTAACCACGGCCATTCGGCATAGTGGTCACCTCGCCCGCGCAGATGGGTGTATCTACGCAATGAATTCCAATCCCGATGCCCGGAAACACTGGCCACTCGAGGGATATCCCAGTCCATTTCAAATAACCGGCTCACGCCGTCGTGCCGCAGATCGTGGAAGTGCAGATCTTCAATCATTAGAAACTTGCACGCCTTTGCCCATGCAGTGGCGATCGATGACGAGTTGTAGGGGAAAATCTCGGCACGCTCCTTTGGCATGCTTTTCAGAATGCGCCAGGCTTCATCCGGGAGGTGACACCAAACATCGTTGCCAATCTTCTGGCCTGGGTTCTTCATGTCCCGCACCATCACCCGCTGACGCTCTTCATCGACGTCCTCCCAAAGCATTCGGCCGATCTCGTCTTGCCTACGCGTGGAGAACAACGCGAAGCCGGTGACTTTGAGCATGTTGATCGAACTGGGGCGACGCTGCTGAATACCCACAAAGTGCTCCAGCACCTTATCCAACTCGTCCTTGGTCGGTCGCCGATCCCGCTCGCGGCTTTTCATGTTGTAACCCAGCTTTCTCAACACCTTTCGAGCGTCTGCCATCGCGTGGATATCGACCTCATACCCCCAAGCTGGCCGTGCAATCGAGAGGACGGCCCCAAGGTGCGCCAGATCGTTGCCGGCCGTCTGCGGCTGGACACCGCCGCCCTCTTTGCTCATACGCCAGAGTGCAAAATCCACCAATCGCTGACTGTTGATGGCGGAATCAATGGTCTGGCCAAACTCCGTCGCCGCGATAGCATTTAGAGTGGCTTCCTTGGTTTTACCCAGCGGCCGGACTTTCTCCATTTCATCCAGGTACTGCTTGATCATGTCCTGTACGGTGACGCCCTTGCGGTTCGCTCGCTCAATCGCACCAGGCTGATCTAGCTCTGCCTCACGTCGCCGCACCCACGCTTGTGCCGCCTGTTTCCGGGCGAAGGTCTGGCTCTCTTGGTAGACTTGCGCTCCATCGCGAAACAGGCGTATCTGTGCCGTGTAACTGACTGAGCCATCGGTGCGTTTTCGTGCTCTGATCGTTGCCAT